ACAGAAAAAAAGCAGGAGCAACACAGACACAGGGGGGGGGGGGCGGGGGGCCCCCCCCTTTTCTTTTATCACGGAGGGGAACACAATGGGACAGCACTGGAGCCATCTGACGCCGACCAAGCGCATCCAGCTCGACGCCTTCATCCGCGCGGGAATGAAGCCGACGGACATCGCCAAGGAGCTCGGCGTCCACCATACGACAATCTACCGGGAGCTGAAGCGGTGCACCTACGAGCACCTCAACAGCGACTACACCACCGAGACCAGATACAACCCCGAAGGCGCACAGGCCCGCTATGAGGCCAACCTCCGCGCCAAGGGCCCGGAGCTGAAGATCGGCAACGACTACGAGCTGGCCGACTACCTGATCGCAAAGATCCGCGACGAGAAGTACAGCCCGGAGGCTGCAATCGGTGAGGCCGAGGTCAAGGGCTGGCCCTTCAAGACCCACATCTGCGCGAGTACCGCCTACAACTACATCCGCGGCGAGATCTTCGGCGACGAGCTGACCGTCTCCATGCTGCCGCAGCACGGCAAGCGCCACCAGCCGGAGCGCCCGGCCGGATCCATGCCCCGCAAGCCTGCGGGCCGGAGTATCGAGGATCGCCCCGAGCACATCAACGACCGCAGCACCTTCGGTCACTGGGAGATGGACAGCGTCGAGAGCTGCCAAGGCGTCAGCAACACCTACATCGTGATGACCGAGCGCAAGACCCGCCGCGAGATCATCATCCCCTCGCCGGATAAGACGAGCGCCAGCGTCGTCGCTGCCCTCGACACCCTCGAGAAGAAAGTCGGCTCTAAAGTGTTCCCGCTGATCTTCCAGTCGATCACCTGCGACAATGGCTGCGAGTTTGCAGACGCCGCCGGGATCGAGCGCAGCGTCACCGGCCGGGGATCTCGCACTGAGGTCTACTACTGCCACCCCTACCGCCCGAGCGAGCGCGGATCCAACGAGAACCAGAACGGCCTCATACGTCGGCACCTGCCGAAGGGCACCGACCTGAGCACGATCTCCTACGAGGAGACCAAGCGGATCGAGGACTGGCTGAACAACTACCCCCGCAAAATGTTCGGTTATCTGTGCTCCGAGCAGCTTTTCCGGGAAGAAATCGCCCTCATTCTGGCCTCATAAAAAATATTTTTGCTTTTTTGTGCATTTACTCTTGACAAATGGCAAGCTGTCCATTATCATTAAACGCACAGAGACTCAAGTGAGTCGGCTGTGCGTTTTTTCTTTACTACAACCCCATAGGACGGAGGTGAGACTGACGGGAAAGTACCGCTACCTGACCTTCGAGGACAGGAAGAAGATCGAGGCGTGGCATCTGCTCGGAGATCGGCCGGTCGACATCGCGGCCCGCCTGAGCGTCCACCACACCACGATCTACAAGGAGCTCCAGCGAGGCGCGACCGGCGCGCTGGACGCCAACCAGCGCGAAGGGTACAGCGCAGAGCTCGCCGAGAGGCGGCTGCGTGAGAGCTTCAAGCGCAGAGGTAAACGAGCACCGGCCGCACAGTAGCCAAGAACACCCGGCAGCGCCGGGCCGAAGAAAGGAGAGCCCAACATGAAAACGATCACACGACCCCGACGCTGAAAATGGACGAGCTGCGCACCCCCTCCGCGCTGCTCTCTGAAGCGATCCGGCGGTCGTGTTTCTGCTTTTCAGGGACTCGACACCACTAAGATCCCCGGCTCTGGCCGGGCCAAGACGAAAGGAGACCACCATGACACACAACCCCAATGTGTACGGCTATGTAAACGGGAAACCCGTCTTTTCCCGCGACGAGCTCATCTTTGAACACCGCAAGCGCGGCCCTATTGAGGACGACGCCGAGCTCATAGCCTTCGCCGAAAAAGCAACGAGCGGCTGGCATAACGCAGGCTGGAGCCATAGCTTTATCAGCTTCTACCTCAGCGACTACGCGCTGAGCGAACCTTTTGCAAGCCTGACGCTAAGCGAGTTCAGACGCCTGAAGGAGCTCCAGCAAGAAGCGCGCGAAGCCACCAAAGCTGCGGACGACGCTCGGTGCTGGCGGCTCAAGGAGACGATCAACTGGGCCGACAACAGCGTCGAGGAAATCTACGAGGACAAAGACGGTAACACCAAGCACGTCACGGTCGTTGGCCCGCACGGCGACGCCTGCTGAGGAGGTGCGGAACATGAACACCAAAGCCATCCGGCAGCTCGCCGACGTCACGCTGGACAAGTACCGCAGCTCGATCCCTCGCAAAGCCTTCGAGGAGTTCGTGAAGGACATCATCGCCGGCGAGAACCGCGCGACCGCCTTCAGATACGAGGCGACCCCAATCTGCCGGGCCTCGTTCCCGTCCACGCTGGACGAGGACGGCGCCCGCTGCACCGTGGAGGTCACGGTCTACCGGCTGAACGCCGTGGCCGCCACAGCCTTCCTGCTGGACGGGCCCGAGACGCTGCTGCGGCACATCGGGCTCGACGAGCGGGACACATACACCACCAAGCACGAGATCGACGACCTCGTCACCGTCGTGCACATCACCAGAGAGGAGGCGCCAGCATGGCAGCACTGAGAGACATCGCCCGAGACTTCGCCGCGGAGATCCGCGACGGCATCGGCTGGACAATCGTGTATCGCACCGGCCGCTCGTGGAACGCCCTGACGATCTGGAGCGACATCTGGAACGGCGAGTGGGAGACTGACGACCTCAACGACGCCATCGGGATCCTGAAGGCAGACCCGGACGCCGTCATCGTCAACGGCTACTACTGCGGCCACTTCGGTGAGGACATGACCATCGACGAGATCGCCGCCGGGATCCGCTGGCACTACGAAGGCGGCCGCAACCGCCTCGCGGACTATTGCGAAGTCACGCAAGGCCGGGACGCCATCGAGGAGGGCCGCAAGGCTGCCGAAGCTGCCGGCCTCCCGTTCTGTGAGCGTCTGACCGACGGAGGCGACGACGAGCTGAGCCCCTACGTCTACGACGGCAGCATGACGCTCGCCGATCGTGAGAAGATGCAGCAGGCCCGCGAAGCCTTCGAGAAGCTGGCCGACGCTCTGCGGGAAATCGCCGCCAAGCTGGCCGAGGCCCTGAAGCCGGTCATCAACGCCGTGCTCTCTGCCCTCAAAAAGCTCTGGAAGGTATCGGCCAAGGCCATCGGAGTGCCGCCGAAGTGGCTGCACCTCGCAGCTCACGCAAAGAAAGCCAGAACCCGGAAGAAGTACCGCAACCGCATCCGGCGCTACGTTTTCGAGGCTCTGGCTGCGGAAGGAGGTGGAGGCCCATGACAGTCAAGTGCGTCGGCTGCGGGCTCGACTGGAACGTCAGCATCTACCAGAAGATCCCCCGCACCGGCTACATCTGCCCGCACTGTGAGAGCCGGCTCCGCGCCGGCGAGACCCTGCCAAACATTCAGGCCAGCCAGAAGGCTCGGCCGCAGAGAACGAAAGGAGCAACCCCATGAAAAAGATCGCACTCAAGAACGCCGCCCGCGGCACGGCCTTCGACTATGCCGGCCAGAGCTGGATCCTGCTGGAGAATGATGACGGCCGCGCCCTCTGCCTGAGCAAGGACATCATCGAGACCCGAGCCTTTGACGAGGGCAACTGCAACAACTTCGCCGTCGCCAGCAGCAAGGAATACCTCAACGGCGCCTACCTCGACAACCTGCTCGAGGACGTGAACGGCCCCAACGCCTTCCTGACCACGGAGCTCGACCTGACCACCGACGACGGCCTGAAGGACTACGGCACCTGCACCGTCACCATCTTCCTGCTGACGGTCGACCAGTACCGGCGCAACCGCGACGTCATCCCCAACGCAGACGACTGGTGGTGGCTCTCCACCGCCTTCAGCACGAAGTCTAACGGCTACGAGTCAATCGCCCGCTACGTCAACACCGATGGCACTCTGAACAGGAACTGCGCCTACTACGGCAGCGACGGCCTGCGCCCCGCTTGTTATCTGGACTCCGATCTCCTGATCTCCGTCGAGGACGACGAAGCCACCGACGACGTCACGCCGGAGCACGCCGGCGAGATCATCGCGGCGCTGGCCGAGCAGTTCGGCGGCACCTTCGCCACCGAGGATCAACTGACCACGGCCCTCTCGTTTATGCTCGGCACCCTGAGAGCTACCCGCGAGAAGGAGGCCAAGCATGAGTAACCTCTCCACCCTGTTCGACCGCTACAAGGCCCTCGTCGTGTTTGATACCGAGACCAGCGGCCTCGACTTCGACAACGACCAGATCATCGAGCTCGCCGCCCTGCGCGTGGAGCGCACGGCCACCGGCGGCCTACGGATCGCCGGCAAGATGGACACCTTCATCAAGCTGCCCGAGGGCGAGACCCTCCCGGAGAACATCGTCAGCCTGACCGGCATCACCGACGAGCGGCTCCAGACCGAGGGCGTGCAGCCGGTCAAGGCAGCCGGCCAGATCGCCAAGCTCATGCAGAACGGCCCGACCCTGATGATCGCCCACAATGCACAGTTCGACGCCTGTTTCCTCCGTGGCCTGCTCCGAGGCCAGAAGGTCGGCCGGATCGACTGGCTGGACAGTCTGACGGTCTACAAAGACCGCAGGGCCTACCCGCACAAGCTCGCCAACGCGATCATCGCCTACGACCTCACCGGCAAGGTGCAGAACAGCCATCGCGCCATCGACGACGTGCTGGCCCTGTTCGAGGTGCTGAAGGCGATGGACGACGAGCGCGAGGATCTCGGCAGCTACGTCAACCTGTTCGGCTACAACCCCAAGTACGGCGTCAGCGGCCGCCGGATCGTGGGCGTCAGATATGAGCCACAGAGTTTCAGCAAGGGCCTGACTCGCCCGGAGCAGACGCTCCCGGCCCGCGTGGCGCGGAGGTGACAGCATGAGCCCGGAGATCACGATCACGAGCGAGGAGCTGCGCGAGCGCGTCGAGGATCGCCTCGACCGCTGGATCCCTGACGACGTCTGGAACCGTGCCGAGCCCTACGCCCGCCACAAAAATGAAGTAAACCGGCAGCGGCACCCCGAGATCGACTACTACGACAACGACTACCTCGTGCTGCTGACCACTGACACCGTCCGAGAGACCGAGTTCAGCGACCTCACTCACGCCCTCTGTGATCTGACTGTCGCACGGGCTCAGTGAAAGGAGAAACCAATGGAAACCACAAAAGAAAGGGCCGCCCGTTGCGACCGGGCGACCCATGCGAGAAGATCCAGCAGCCTGCCAGCATACGGATCCCGCACCGCAAGTATAACACGCCGGCGCCGCCGTGCCAAGAGGAAAGCCCTGAGAGCTGCCACGCTGGCCGCTGCCGTCCTTCTGCTGGGCGGCATCTCTGTGGCAATCTTCACCACCCCGGCCGGCAGCAAGCAGGAGACCAACATCCTGCCGCCGACCACCACTGTCGGCACATACATCCCGGACACCCCCGCCCCGGCCGCTGAGACCGTGGAGCCGACCGAGCCCGCCGTGCACTACCCTCTGACCGACGCCGAGCGCGACGTCGTCGAACGCGTGGTCATGGCCGAGGCCGGCGGGGAGTCCTTCGAGGGCCAGATGCTCGTCGCTCAGTGCATCCTCAACGCAGCCGAGAAGCGCGGCGTCGACCCCTCTGAGGCCGTCGTCCTTTACAGCTACACCAAGAGCCGGCCGGATCCCACGCAGCGCGTCAAGGACGCCGTCGCGGCCGTGTTCGACCGAGGCGAGACCGTCGTGGACGAGCCGATCCTCTACTTCTACAACCCCGCCCTCGTGACCAGCGACTTCCACGAGAGCCAGATCTTCGTCATCGAGGAAGGCGGGCACCGTTTCTTTGCAGAAAGGAGTACCAGATGAAACACCTCACCGAAATGAAGCCGGGCGAGACCCTGCACCTCCGCAGCGGCCGCGACCTCGAGCTCGAGAGCGTCACCCCTGTCACCTGCGGCGTGATGCTCACCTTCAACGTCACCGAGAGAAAGGAGCACAACAATGAGCGATAAGACCACCGCGGCCCTCGCTGCCGAGCAGGCAGACGTCGAGGTCACCACCACGCAGGAGCCCGAGCTGCTGCCTGCTGCCACGCTGGACGAGCTGGAGCAGGTCGACCTCGGCACCGTCGCAGAGGGCGAGCGCGCCCCGTTCCGCATCACTGACGACCGCTGTGCCGACTGGGCCATCCGCAAGATCGCCGACGAGCGCAGCGAGTACGACCGCTTGAAGGCTCTGGCCGACGAGCAGATCGCGGCCATCAACGAGAAAGTCGCCGCCGCCCGCAAGCGCATGGAGAACGGCACCTCGTACCTGACGAGCTGTCTGGCAGACTTCTTCGCCACCGTCCCCCACAAGGAGACCAAGACGACGGAGAAGTACCGGCTTCTCTCCGGCACCCTGACCTTCAAGAAGGGCACCACCAAGACCAAGCTCGACGAGGCCAAGCTGGTGCCGTGGCTCAAGGCAAACGGCTACGGCGAGCTCGTGAAGGTCGAGGAGTCGACCCGCTGGGCCGACCTGAAGAAGCTGCTCAGCTACACCGGCGACATCGCAACCCTGACCGAGACCGGCGAGATCGTGGAGGGCGTCACTGTCTACGAGACCCCGGGCATCTTCACGGTCGATGTGTAAGGAGGTACCGACATGGCAGAAACCAAGAAAACCGAGGCGGCCGCTGCTGCGGCCCCTCCTGAAGCCGCCTGCCTGACGCTCCGGCAGAAGCTCGTCGAAATGCGAAAAGCCTGCCCGGAGATCGTCAAGAAGCAGCACAGCGACGGCGTCAGCTACAAGTACGCCAAAATCTACGACGTGTGGGAGAAGATCACCCCCATAATGAACGAGCTCGGCGTCGACTTCGACGTCATCAGCGAGCAGGCCACCCGCCACGCAGAGAACGGCGACCCGGTCTACTGGATCACCATGCAGACCAAGACCCGCAACGGCGATAAACTCATGTTCCTCTACGAGGCCGACCTGACGATCCGCTGGCTGAACCTCGACAACGACGACGAGACCATCGAGGCCACCGTCCACGCCGTCGGCTGGAACGATGACCCGGCCAAGGCCAAGGGCGCGGCCCACACCTACGCCCTGAAATACTACCTTTTCGAGAAGTTCACCGTCGACCAAGGAGAGGACGACCCCGACAACAGTGACTTCGGCGCGCAGGGCAAAGGATCCGGCGCTGGAGGCCGCCAGCAGGCCACACAGGGCCGTCAGAGGCAGAGCTCCGTCCGTCTGAGCGACGCGCAGCTCGCACGCCTCTACAAGAAGGCAGAGGCCGCGGGAATGACCAAGGAGCGCACCAACGCCCGAATCGTGGAGAAGTACAAAAAGCAGGATCCGGCCGCCCTGACTCGCCAAGAGTACGACGAGATCTGCACGTCCCTCGACAACGCAGCCGCGCAGCATAACCAGCAAGGAGGAAATGCCTAATGTATAACCACACCGGCCTCCAAGGCCGTCTAACCGCCGACCCTGAGCTCAGATACACGCAGCAGGGCACGGCAATCACCAGCTTCACCCTCGCCAGCGACACCGGCCGCAAGACCAAGGACGGCAAGAAGATCACCAACTTCATCGAGTGCGTCGCATGGCGCGCGCAGGCTGAGTTCGTCTGCAAGTACCTGAGCAAGGGCCGCCTCGTCCTCGTCGAGGGCGAGCTCACGAGCCGCAGCTACGAGGACAAGGACGGCAACCGCCGCAAGGCCGTCGAGATCACGGTCGACTCCGTCCACTTCTGCGACAGCAAGAAGGACGGCGGCCAGAGCTCCGGCAGCGACTTCGCTGATCCGGGCTACTCTGAGGGCTCCAGCGACTTCACGGAGATCGAGGGCGATGGCGACCTTCCCTTTTAACCTGACCGCCGGACGACCGGCAGACGACCAAAAACAGGCCACAAACCAACGACCACAGAAAGGAGGTGACGACCGTGGCATGGCTGCAAGTGCATCAGACACTCAAGGATCACCGCAAACTGTTCGACGCTGCTGACCAGCTCGAAGTCGAGCCGCCGCACATGATGGGGCTGCTCGTCTCGTTCTGGCTGTGGGCCCTCGACAACGCCCCGACCGGCAGCCTCTCGGACATCACGCCGCGCATGATCTCGCGGGCCGCTCAGTGGGACGGAGACCCCGAAAAGCTGGCGAAAACGCTGATCCGGGCGGGCTGGATCGACGAAAAAGAGGACGGAACGCTCGAGATCCACGACTGGTACGAGTACGCCGGCAAGCTGATCGACCAGCGGCAAGCCGAGAAAGAGCGTTCCCGCAGCCGCCGGGCCGCTGCTGCGGCGTCTGCCGACGCCTCGCCGGACGACCTGACGCCGACCGCCGGACGACCGGCAAACGGCCGCAAGAAAGCCGGAGGCAGAGTAGACCAGAGTAGAGAAGATAAGACAAGAGAAGGTAATACACCCCTTCCCCCCTCTGACGAGGGGAGTGACGGCGGCACGAAGTCGCTCGTCGAGGTCAGATTTCTCGAGTTCTGGAAAGCCTACCCGAAAAAGACCGGCAAGCAGTACGCTCTGAAGGCGTGGAACAAGATCAAGCCCACCGCTGAGCTCCACGAGAGGATCATGCAGGCGGTCGACGCTCAGAAGCGGAGCGACCAGTGGCGCCGGGAGAACGGGCGCTACATACCGAACCCGAGCACATGGCTCAACGGCGGCTACTGGGATAACGAGGAGGTGAACGAAGGTGCAGAAAATCAGCGAGATCCTGAGCAGCCCGACAGCTCCGGCCGAGACTGGGGCAAGGGCTTCAAGCCGGCCGACGACGAGTGACCCCGGCAACTGGATCTGGAGCAACGATGAGCGCCTCGCCGGCCGTCCCGGAGTCCCTGAGCCCGTTCCCTGCGAGTTCTGCGGCGCCCTGCGCTACCACAAGGGCATCCCGCTCGGCGACCGCATCCTCTGGCCTCCCTACGGAGCCGAGCGATGCACCTGTCCCGAGGCCGTGGCTGCCTACGAGAAGGAGAAGGCAGAGCGCGAAGCTGCTGAGGCCGCAGCCGCCAAGGCTGAGGAGGAGAAGAAAATGCGGGAACGCATCAAGCGCATCGTCGGCGAGTCCGGCATGGGCGACCGTTTCCTGCGGCGTACCTTCTCCACCTTCCAGCTCACCGACGACAACAAGCGCGCAGCGGCAGCCGCCCGGCGCTACGCCGAAGGCTTCGACGCCATGCTGCCGCAGCCCGGCCGTCAGGAGCCCGGCCGCAACGGCCTGTTTATCGCCGGCCCGCCGGGCACCGGCAAGACCCACCTCGCTGCTGCCATCGCCAACCACCTGATCGCGCAGGGCAAGCCAGTCATCTGCATGACGATGATCGACCTGCTGGAGCGCATCAAGCGCACCTACTCCGCGACTGGCGGCAGCGAGAGCGACGTCCTGAAGATCTACAAGACCGTCCCGCTCCTCGTGATCGACGACATCGGCAAGGAACCACCGACCGAGTGGGCGATCTCCACGGTCTACAACATCATCAACGGCCGCTATGAGGCGTACCTGCCGACCATAGTGACCACCAACTACGACACCGAGGCCCTGATCGACCGCATGACGCCGCGAGAAAGCCGCGACAGCATGACGGCCCGGGCCACCATCGACCGGCTCATGGAAATGTGCAGGGGCATCACCCTCACCGGCCAGAGCTGGCGCAGCAGGTGATCGAGATCCGCGAGACTACGCTCAGGGAGGCCAACGCCTACGTCGAGGAGCTGCACAGGCACCACGGCAAAGTCGTCGGCCACAAGTGGAGCCTCGCAGCCTACAAAGACGGCCGCCTCTGCGGCGTCGCAATCGTCGGCAGGCCGACCGGCCGCTACCTCGACAACGGCAGCACCCTCGAAGTGACGCGGCTCTGCACAGACGGCACGCGGAACGCCTGCTCGGCGCTTTACGCAGCTTGCGCCAGACGCGCAAAGCGGGAAGGCTACGCCAAAATCATCACCTTCATCCTCCAGAGCGAGCCCGGGACAAGTCTCAGGGCCGCAGGCTGGACGCTGGAGGCCGCAAAAGCCGGAAAGCCCCGATGGAACAAGGAACGATACGCCGCCAAGCCCGTGCAGCTCTCTCTTTTCCCGTCGAAGCAGCCGCCGGCCGAGTATAAACAACGATGGGCGAAAGCCCTGAACCAGAAGGAGGACACGACAACATGAAAAAGGTTTACATCTGCTCCCCGTGCCGCGGGGACTACGAGAACAACATCCAGCGCGCCAAGGAGTACAGCCGCGCGGCTGTGCAGAAGGGCGTCATCCCCGTCACCCCGCACATCTATCTCACGCAGTTCATGGACGACAATGTCCCCGAGGAGCGTGAGCTGGCCCTGAAGATCGGCAGCGAGCTGGTGCTCGGCTGCTCCGAGCTGTGGGCCTTCGGCATCGACCACCCTTCGGCCGGCATGGCTGCGGAGATCGAGCTCGCCAAGGCGCACGGCATCCCCGTCCGCAACGGCTTCGAGGCCATCAGCGAGCTGAAGCCCGACGAGGAGCCCGAAAGCGGCGAGGAGGACGAGCCTGACATCGGCAGCGTCACGCTGCACCTGCCCGCCTTCAGGGCGATGGCCGTCTGCAACCAGCACCTCGACCACGGCCCTCTCAGCATCGAGCTGGATGGCAGCGTCATCCTCGAGCTCGCCGACCGCCTGATCTCAGATCCGGGCGTCCACATCGAGATCGGAGGCTGAACGCCGTGACGAAGTACGACCCGAGAAAGAACGCGGAGGGCTACAACGACCCGACGCCCTACGCAGCCGAAAAACACATGATGGCGCAGATCCGCGGCAAGCAGGCCAGAGTCGCCGGCGGCTACTTCGAGAATATCATCTCGGCCTCGTGCGACTACTACCTCAGCCGCGGCCTCGCCAAGATCGAAAAGACGCCGGAGCCCATGAAGCCCCTCGGCGCCAAGAACCGCAAGGGCCAGTTCCTCGCCTGCTACACCAAGCAGGCCCAGCCGGACTATGGCGGCACCCCGAAGGGCGGGCGGGGACGCCATCTCGCGGCCAAGCAGACC